TTAAGCCACTTTCATAAGTGGCTTTTTTATTTCCCTGGTTTCGAGTGGCGATGAATTGGCGATGTTTTTTAGTATAATCATGCTCTCGCGGTGTTCACGCTTATCGAATTTCTTATCTTCGCACATAAGCACTCTTAATCCGGATAAGACAAAAAGAAAAGCGGAACCCGTTTCCGAGTTCCGCTTCCCCCTACTGCTTACCTTACAGAACTTGAGTTGTTAACAGTCACATTACTGTTAATGTTAACAACCGTCACATTGATCAATGGATTAGCTAAAAGGTTTCCCTCATCACTGTGTCCTTGCAATGCTCCTGAGACTGACAACAAGAATGTAATGAACATTGCAGGTAGTCCGCCTTTTTTTCCGTTCGATTTTTTACTTTTTTTTGGCATTTTAACCTCCTAGTTAAAGGAGGCTGTATCTCAAAAGATAGCGTCAGGGGCCGCAAAAATACTCATGAGCGACCAAAGGATCAACTTGCAGTCTCACAGCCTCGGGATTGAAGTCGCTACCCTCATAAAACGAGAACCCCACCAAACCGTGCCACCGGTGAGCAACTTATTATTGAACTCAACAGAAAAAGCCACATTAGTACCTTTAACTGCTCTCACATTGAGAATGATAAGTATCGTGCACGTACGAATAGGAAAGTTATGTAAGTCTGCGCTTATGCGCTAACAATGACTCTCCAACTCGGCGCTCAAAAGCCTCAATAGGCTTAGTCTTCTCGGAACTTACCCGACAAGGAATTCGCTACCTTAGGACCGATTATCACTTAACAATAGAGTTCAATAGCATCCATATTCTGATCAACCATAGAGCAAGAAGTCTTTGATCCAGTGAGATTATACGGCTGAAACTTACTATCAGTCCAAAGACTTTTGCTTTGAAGCATGTATTTCATGACGTTGATAACATATAGCTATAGATTTGATGGGTTGACGTATGTGCTTAGGTGCTCGAAAATACATCTGATCAACTTGCAGTCTCACAGCTTTTCATAGGTGGTCGCCAAACCATTTATCGATTTGATGTGGCATAGCGGGAAACATGCCAAGTTTTCGGCTATAAAAAAACCCCATCGTTACTCGGTGGGGTTTTTTTATAGCCGTAGAAGTGGGTGGGCGTTCATAGCAATAACTATGACACGTCTCCATTTACATCCAAAGCTGACTTTGTCCATTGGACAAAGGATGAGGGGGAGCGGGGGTAATCACGCCTGGTGTAACTATAAAACGCTCCACTGATTCCATCGTCACAAATGTGCAACTACAATTTATGTTTGTGCATTGGTGGTAACGTTCTTTCGTATTTTCGCTCAAATAGCGGCTGGTACGCGCATGCGCCGCATGCTGGCATTTCGGACAATGAAACATATACACCCCAATAATTCACATAAAGTGAATTTATAATACGCATCAATTCATGTTTTGTGAATTCCTTTATGTTTCATCCCCTTCAGCTTCATACTCTACATCAGAAAGCATCACCTCGAGCTCTACAGCCGTCGTGAAGCCATTCCCGCCGAGATTATGGGTCACCTTGCTGATTATCCATGACTGGTCATCGATGACGCTCTTAAAACCTGAAACCCTGACCGGCATTTCGGGGTAAATATCTTCTCGACCGGTCGCCAGCATAATCGAGAACTCCGCAACACCACGCTGCAATTTATCCCACTTAGCCTGAGCCGCGCGCATTGCTTGCGCCTTTGTCGCGTAAATGGTCGTCAGGGCGAAAACGTTGTCAGCCTCACCGGCCATATACTCACCCTCGCGGGCTTCCTGCTCTTTCTTTTTTTTCGCCGTGGTTTTACTGCTCACCGCTTTTGCTTTGGGATGCTGCAACGCACGTAAGTGCTGTTCTTTAGGCTTACGCTTCAGTTTGACCGCTTGCTTTTGCTTTGCCGGTTTCGGGTCTTTGGTGTGTAACCATTTCGCCGTTACGCCGGTGTAAGCGCCACGGTCAGCAATGGCAAACTGATGCCGGTCGCCGTCACTGCGCTGGATGGTTATTTGTGGGATAGCTTTACCGCTGGCCGTGGTGCCGCTTCCCGCTCTGAGCATCAGCAGCTTACCGGCTTTCACCGACACCGCGCCGCCGTTGCGGTCAGCGAGGCGACTCAGAAAAACCGCATCCGACTCCTGTGACTGGTCAATATGAGGAATCTGGATCCCCGCGAGAGAATCCGCAACGCTGGCCGTGAGTTTATTACGCCCTGCTATCGCATGAACTATCGCGCCGAGCGTGGTGTCGTGCCATGACTCTTCGCGGCGGGAATTGAGCGTACCGCGAAAATCGGCGCTCCGGGCACGAATGGTCACCGTATCCGGCGCGCCCCGATGCTCCACCTCATCGACAGTAAATCGCCCCTTGCTGACCAGCGAGAAACCTTTCCAGCCGAGATACAGTGACAGCGCCGCACCGCGGATAGGCAGCGCGACAAGTCCGTCAGTATCGTCGAGTTCAATGTCGAGCTGGTCAGCCTCAAAACCCCGATTGTCCGTCATCGAGAGGTTAATCAGCCGGTCACTGATATTGCCGGTGATATCTTTGCTTTCCAGTGTCAGCATAAATTCAGGCGTCAGCGTGGCACCCGCGCCGGTGATAATATCCAGCATGATTAGCCCCCCACCAGAGACAGCAGATCACCAGCTTTCCCGACCAGACTCTCGGCCTGTTTTCCGATATCGCCATAGACCGCCGCGAGCGATTCATCGACGCGAGTCAGAGACAGCGTGAAGCTGATTTTTCGGGGCGACCCATCCTCAAAAAATAGCGTCCCGGTCTCCGAGACATTACTGACAACAAACATCCCGTAAATCCAGCCGGAGCCAGAAATAAGCGGCCATGCGCGCCCCTGTTCGGCCATCGCATACAGCGCCAGCATCGAGAACTTACCACCGGTGAGCTCAGGATACAGGTCACCACTCAGGGTGATTTTGTCTTCCCCCTCGCCGAGATACTGGAAAGCATCACGCTTCCCGATGCGGGAATTTGACGCCCAGCTATAATCCGCGCTGCGCTGCATGCTCTGATAGGGCAGCGTCTGACGCATAAAAACAAACATACCTAATGCGAGCATCATAATCAGTCTCCTTAGTCATGCATCATGCTTGCGCGGGCTTTAGCGCGTTTCTCACGCTCATATTTTTCTAATGCATCCTGCAAATCGTTACCCAACCGACCGCCCGGCATCCCATTGCCCGGCACGTTGATTTGATAGGTTGGCCGACTTTGGTCGATGTAGGTTTTACCGGCAGGGGCGGTAACCGGCTGATAGCTGTTGTATGAGCTGATAGCGGGACTGTAGCCGTTCTGCGTCGCTGCATGTGCTTTCGCCGCGGTCTGGTCAAGCGAGCTGGATTCTTTGTTGATAATGCCGAGCTTTTCGAGCACCCAATCAATCCCGCTTCGCAGCTTGTTAAAGGCGTTAAGCGGCATCAGCAACGCATCAGCCAGCGCCTGACCGAACATGACACCGACGTCGCGGCAACTGTTTAGCGTGTCCTGCGTGGCTTTGACCGGTGCGATCAGGTCTTTAAACCACTGCCAGACGCCACGAAGTTTTTCGCCGAGGCCGTCAAAAATGGGTGCCAGTGGCGCAAACATTTCCCCGACCGGCGCAAAGGCACTCATCAGCCCCTCGATAACACCGCCGAAAAAGGCACTGATAGGCTCCCAGAATTTGCGGATAAGCAGCGCACCGGCGACAACCGCCGCCGCAACGGCCACAATCGGCCACGTGATAGCACCGATCGCAGTCACAATAGCGCTACCGGCCACGGTAAAGGCGGTACCCAACAGACTGGCGGCGGCGATTATGGCGTTAATCCCGGTTATAACTGGCCATGCTACAAGCCCAATTGCGCCAATCATCCCGACAAAACCGATACCCACAGCCGCAATAACGCCTAGTGTCGTTGCGAGTGATTTGTTTTTCTGGATCCAGCCATCGAGCTTTAAAACATATCCTGTCGCTGTTTGTACCAGCTTTCGCAATGATGACTCTTGCTGGTCAAACAGGTCGGTTCCAACAGCCTCATAGGCTGACTGAAATTCTTTAAAGTCGCCGCCGAGGTTATCCTGCATGACCTTCACCAACTCAGCGGTTTTGCCATCCGATGCTTTAAGGGAAGCGGTAAGCTGGTCTAATTTCCCGCTCGAGGCGGCGGTCATGAGCACCGCAGCAGATGAGCTGGCCTCTTCACCGAAAATGGTTTTCATGTATTCGGCGCGCTGGCCGGTGCCGAGGTTATTTTTATCAAAACTTCGCTGCATTTCTTTCAAGATGGTAAATATAGGGCGTGTATTCCCCTTGCCATCAGCCGTTTTGACGCCGAGCTCTTTAATAGCGTCATACGCTTTGCCCGTTGGAGCCTGTAGTCGACTTAATACGGCACGGCTCCCCGTACCCGCCATTGAGCCCGTAATTTTGGCGTCATGCAGTGCGCCAACCATTGCGGCTGTTTCTTCGATGCTGACCCCGGCATTTTTCGCTACCGGCGCGGCATAGGTCAGCGCATCACTCAGGCCGTCAAAGTCAGCGGCGGTTTTGTTCATCGTCATCGATAGAACATCGCCAATATGAGCGACCTTATCGTTTGAAAGCTGGAATGCAGAGCGCATCCCCATCAATAGCCCGGCGTTCTCTTCCATCGTCCGACGGTTTGCGAGCGCCATATCGAGTGTTACGGGGGTGGTCGCCTGAATAGCAGCAGCATCACCGCCAGACTTTGCAATAATAATCTGAGCACCGGCAGCATCATCAGCCGACGCGGCAGTGTTGTCGCCTAGCTGGCGTGCCTGTTTGCGGAGCACCACCATATCATCTGAGTCTTTGCCGACGCCGAGAACAGCCTGTAACTCAGAGTTTTTCTGAGCAAAATCATAACCGGGCTTCATCAGTGCAACACCTGCAAGCGTTCCAGTTGTTGCCATACCTACCCCGGCCGCGCCCATCGTTGCCGCACTTCCAGCCAGCGCCTTTCCTGACTGATAGCGTTTTTGTACTGCGCTGAGTTTTGCCTGTTGCGCGCTGACCCGCGCCAGTGCTTCACGCTGGCGGTTAAGTTGTGCGGTGGTCTCATTGATAGAATTTTTCAGGCGGCTTTCATCATTCGACAGATTGCGCGTATTAATCCCCGCTTTGCCGAGCTCGGTCTGCTGCCGCTTCACTGATTGGGTGAGGCTGTTATATTTTGCCTGTAACCCTTCAGCCGATCGCTTTGCCGATTCCAGCACTCTGGCCTGTGCCGCCGTTGGTCGTTCCGTGTTTTTAAACTGCACCGCCAGCGCGGCGGCTTCCTGCTTTGCCTTCTCCAGTGACTGACCGGTTACCGCCAGTTGTGCGCTGGCCTTACGAAAGCCGTCGATTTTCGATGCCTGACCATTCAAATCACGCAGGGATTGCTGAGTGGCGCGGATATCACCAGACAGCGATTTACTCGCCGTCTGGATCGCTTTAAATGGCCGGGTCGCCTGGTCGACAGCTTTTAGCAGCACTTCGAGTTTGAGGTTATTACTCATTCGTATTTCCGCTTCGCTGTAGCGCTTTTTCGCGCCAGTTGATGAGCTCGGTCAGGCTCATGGGATAAAGGTCTGATGGCGACCAGTGGAAAATTACCGCTATATCAGCCATCAGGTCATCGACCGAGAGTTTGTCGGGGAAGTCTAAACCGCCGAGTTCGGTGACAAAAAACCAATCACCTTACCGGCGAGCTCAACCATATCCGGCAGTTCCATCGCAGCGCATTCCTGCGGGGTCAGTGGCGGGATTGTCATTCGCGGCAGCACTTTAATCAGCGCATCGACGTCAGAGTTCGCGACAGCCGCCAGCCCTACACCGCGAAGGGTTCCGGCAGTGGGCTTTAACAGTGTAATCTCAGTAATAACCTGCTCGCCGCGCTTGATTGGATTATTCAGAGTGACAATGTTTTCGTTGGTTTTTTCCATGATAATTCTCTTTAAATTCAGGTTTCAGGGTGCCCGGCCAGCCGTGCTGACCGGGGCAGAAATTACAGGCCGATGTTTTGACGGTGCGCCTCGAGCATGTCGGTGCCGTTCACTTTTTCGATGAGGTTCACCGTGTCGATTTCCACCAGTTCCGAGCCGTTCATCGTCAGCTTGAAGTAAGTGCACGCGAGCGAGATTTTCGACTCGGTATCTTCACCCTGCTTGGCTTCGCCGAAGTCGATTTCTTTCTGACGGCCACGGAGCACAACCTCGACAGGTACGGTCTCGCCGGTGTCATCACGCTGGTAAGACCCGGCAAAACGCAGCGGGACAGAGGCTGCGCTTGTCGCTGCGTATAGCGAAATAATCGCGTCATCAGGGAAACCGCCGAGGGAAAATTCAGCCGACAGCGCATCGTCATCGAGGCCGAGGTCGACTGATGCCGAGCCATTCATCCCGCCGCCGCGATAATTCTCGAGCTTGCGGGTTAATTTCGGCAGCGTGACAGACTGCACGACGCCGAGGTAACTCACCCCGTCGATAAACAGGTTCATGAGTTTGAGCTTGCGCGGTAATGCCATGGGTCAGGCTCCTTATTTGCTGTTCACTGACGAGATAAGATTCGCCAGATATTTGTCGGTGATGCGCTGGCGCAGCGTCAGGTTTTCAAGCGGTGGTACCGGCGTATAGTCATAATCGATAAACAGTTTTCCGGCCTTGAGGGTTTCTTTGCTGTTGGCCTCTTCGTCAAACCAGCACGTCGCATCGATGATGTAACCGCCGCTTTTCAGCTCGCGGAATTTGGCGTTGATACCGTCGATAATGTCGCGAATCAGGGTCGCGGTGATGGGCTTATCGATCGCCCACATATGCCCCTCGGCCATCGTATCGGCGATGATTTGCGCGGTGCGGGTGTAGTTTTCAAACTGAAACAGCGGGTCATCGGAGCAATTACGGTTACCCCAGAAGCGGAAACCATCGGCACGAATTAGCGTCGTGATACCGGCTTCATTCAGCAGGTCGGCATCGGTGCCTTTTTCCTGCAAATCCCAGAAGACCGACGCGCTGATACCGGTGACGTTATTGACGCCGACGTTTGACAGGGTTTTATGCCACCCGGTGTCATTGTCGATTTTGGCGCGCAGCCCCAGCGCGATGGCGGTCGCGTAGCTGGTTGTCGTCGCGTTGGCCGTCGTGTCCCACCCGAGGAAATCAGGCCAGATAATCATGAGTTCACGGGCGCTGAAGTTTTCGCGATAGGCGATAACGTCGGAAATGGTTTTACAGCCCCACGCGCTGACGTAGGCAAAGGCGCGCAGCTTCTGAGCCACAGACGCAAGTGCGGTCGCGACCTCCTGAGTATCGAGCCCCGGCACACCGAGAATACGAGGCTTCACGCCGGTGACCGCTTTCGCCGTCAACAGTGCTTTCAGCCCGGTGTATTTGCCGTTCTCATCCGTGGTGCCGATGATGTTAGAAATGGTTTGCGCCTGAGCCTCTTCGTCGTCGCCGGTACCCTCAGCGACGCGCACTACCACGACGACCGGCTTTGACTGGTCGGCAATGGCCTGTAAGGATTTTGCCAGGGTACCTTTGGTTCCGGCTTTTGCAATGGCGCTTTGTGGGCTGGTAATCAGTACCGGCTCATTGAGCGGGAACATATCGGCGTCAGCATCACTGGCCGTGCAGATCATGCCGACAACCGCCGTTGATACGGTCGAGATTGTGCGAGTGCCGTCGCTAATTTCGACGACTTTGACGCCGTGATGAAAATCACTCATCCGTTAACTCCGTTAGTTGGGGTAAGTGATATTGTCTGGTCTGCGCCTGTATGCGGCTATTTGTCAGGGTTCGGAGGTGTCTGACACAACGGGATGTGTCGCCGGAAATTTTTTATACAGCGTAGATATGCCCACATCAAAAATCATCGCGACACGCTTACAGATACAGTAGCGCTCGATGCTGCAAACGTCGCAGAAGCTGAACGTCAGAAAGTTGCATTGCGAATAGTTGCAGACGCAGAAATAGAATGGCGAAAGGATGCTGTTGATGACGGCGAGGCCACCAATGAAGAATAGGCAGAATTAGTTTTGTGGAGAAAATACCGGGTGCTACTGATGCGTATTGATACCAGTACAACACCCGATATTGAATGGCCTAAACTTCCAGTTATGGAGTAATTTCATAGTGCTCAGGCGGCGTAAACTCACCGCCTGAGTACTTCCAGTGTAATCCTGGCTTCGGATCTAAATCAGTGATATCCACCATCTGAGCGACAAACTCCGGAGAGAAACGGTCATGAATGTCTATCTCTGTTCCGTCAGGCCATGTAGCAGGCTGGATTATCTCGGCAACCTCACCACGCTGAATAAATGCATAGATTTTCATTATTAATACTCCAGGATTACCGCGCCCGCATGGCCGTTACCGCCGCTCTGTGGGGTAGTTGTGTAACTTGCAGCACCACCGCCGCCAATTGAAAGTGAGTTTCGTCCGCTGCCACCACTTCGTGTGGATCCACCAGTGCCAGTGGAGCCGCCAGTGCCTGCACCGACCGCGCCTGTAGTCGTGCCGTCGAAGCCATCCCCCCCTACATCATTAACATCGCCACCAGTGCCTGCGCCGCCAAATCCGCCAGCGCCAGTTCCGCCGCCGCCAGCGTCACCGTAGGCACCACCAGACGCGGAGATGAAGCCACCGACACTGCTCAATCCACCAGAGACACCAAAGTTTCCAGCCGTTCCTCCTTGTCCACCCGCTCCAACAGTGATCGTAATTGTCTGACCCGGAATAACATCAATCCATCCTTCAGCATATCCGCCAGCACCGCCGCCACCGCCAGATTTAGCAGATGCAGAGCCGCCAGCACCGCCGCCGCCGCCAATGACCCGGCACTTAATTCGATAAACACCATCGGGAACAATGAATGTGAATGTCCCTGCAATTAGATATCTCGTTATTTGTGAATGAGCGACATTTCTCAAACCAAGGTTTTCGAGAACTTTGTCAACCAGTCCGGCGTCGGCGATTTCTTTCAGCGCGTTTTTAATCAGCAGGTATTGCGAGTGCGGATTCGCTTTCGCCTCATGCGCTTTGACCTGCCTATCGACATAGCTCTTTACCTCGATGACCGCATCATCGACGTATTTGCGGGTTGCCAGCACGACTGACGGGTCAATTTTTAAAGTGATCGCCGACGTGCTCGAGACAACGAGAATCATGCGAATGGTCTGCGTTCGACCGCTCCCCTCAGCCAGTAACGGCTTGTAGGTTTCCGGGCAGTTGGCGACAGCAATCAAAATGTCGTCGTCATTATAGAGACCAATTTCGCGAATGAAGAAACCGCCCTCATTTTCCGGGATGATTTGCTCGGTAATAATCTGGCTGGCGTCTCTAGTATCCACGCCCAGCGAGTTAATCGGCGCGATGCGGATCTGATTAACGAGTTTGGTCTGAGTCCGGTCAGGCCTCGGCAGTGTGCCGTTACCATCACCGACGGCCATTTGTGTGATATTCAGTTTGGTGCCAAGCGCGGTCGCGTTCGCCATCAGCGCTTCACCCTGTTCGGTCAGGATGGCAAAATATTTAATCATCTTGAGTTTACTCGCAGGTTATCAATCAGATGAACAGCCGAGGCCGGATAAAAATCACCACCGACGACAATTTCCTCGGCGGCATAGGGATAAACGGTTAACAGGTCGCCGTCGTAGCAGGTCGCTCCCACATAAGCGCGCCCGGTGGTGCTCAGGCTGATAGCGAGCCCGGTCAGGTGTCGGCTTGCCGGTTTTGCCCCTTCAATCAGTCGCTCGAGTTCGAGATACATCTCATCGGTGATACCGGTCTCGAGTACGCCCACCACAAGCCGGAAAGTTCCCGGCTCTTCGTTGAGCTCCCACCACTCCTTAACCTCAATCAGATAGCCGAGCGGCTCCACTACGCGCCGTAATGCGGAGGTAGTGCCTTTGTGGGCGTGAACGTAAAACGCCGAGGCGATGACGCTGCGTTTTGTCGACTCCGGCCAGTTCTCATCACACCGGTCAACGGAAAACGCCCACGCCAGATAGGGCAGCAACCTGACCGGGCAGGTGCGCCAGTCCCACAGCGTGCGCAGCGGTACGGGTACACGCTCGATATCAGCGGCCACGCGAGCGGCGGCAACCTCCAGCACTGACGAGCCAACGGGCAACAGCCGGTTATCACTCATCGGCACCCCCGTCAGCGATGCTGTATTCGGTGCAACAGGATGCCTGGTATTTACTGAGCACAATGTCAGCCAGTGGCGCGGCCAGTTCGACACGCTGCACACCTTCGACATGCAGGGCGGCATAAATCGCCGACTGGCGAATGTCACGGCCTAAACGCTGTTGCGCGGTGATATACGCATTGAGTTTTTCTTCAGCGGCCAGACGAATGGGCTCAGCTTCGGGACCAGGGTAAAAATAGAGAATGGCGTCAATCTGGTACGGCACGATTTCAGCACTCTGCACCGTCACCCGGTCGCCAACGGGGCGCACCTCTTCAGCGTTTAGCGCTTTTCCTACGACGGCCAGCAGGTCGTCGGATGCGGTGCCGTCACCCTCACGTGAGAGCACGGTGATGGTGACACAGGCCGGTGACGGGCTGACAACCGAGATATCAGCGACACGCCCGTCGGCGCTGCGGCCGTGGTATTCATACGCGCCGACCGGACCCGCCACGCTGAGCCCCTCATACGCCTGTTGCGCGCGTAGCCGTAAATCAGCGTCAGATTCCATGACCGCCGGTGTCGGTGGGATGGTGCTGTCGTCGGCAGGGGTCACAACCTGACGCGCCGTGTTGTTGTTCCCGGCCATCACGTCGAGATCGTTATTAGCCGAATAGGCCAGTGTGCAGCCTTTCCCGGCATCGTTCACACGCTGACGCCAGATAACTTCACGATAGGCGTTTTCCTCCAGATACTTCACCAGTGGCTCAGACTCGAGAGCGAGCGTGCGCGCAACAGTTTCCTGTTGATCTTCGGGGTAAAGCGAAATCAGCGTCGCTTTGCGTTCCGCGAGAATGGTTTCAAAATCCAGCGTTTCCACGAAGTCGGGCGCGGGGAGCTGGCTCAGGTCGATAGCTGCCATAAATTCAACTCACAGGGATAGTCAGGGATAGGGTTTTGCCGGTGTCTTTGGTTTCGCCGGTCAGCTCAACGACCATCTGGCCATTAAACTGACGCTCGACCGTCAGCGAGCTGATGCTGATGCGTGGCTCCCACTTCAGCAGCGCCATATAACAGGCGCACATAATTTGCAGTTTCAGCGCGTCGGTCTGCGGCATATCAATCAGGGAGAACAGCAGCGAGCCATAATCGCGGCGCATCACGCGAGAGCCGACCGGTGTGCGAAGAATGTCACCACAGCTCTGACGGATGTGCTCGGCGTCGGTGATAGCGCGCCCGGTCTCGCGATTCATGCCAATATATCGCGTCGTCATTTCGTGCCCTCCGTCCAGTCACCACCGCGCTGAATCTTCCCGTGATTGTGGTTATCCACCTGCACGCCGTTTGATTTGAACGTGCCGCCGGTGTGCTCGATATTGCCGCTCATCGTCCCGCCTTTGGTGACCTCGAGCGTCGCGGCCGTCAGCTTGTTGGTGCAGACCACTTCCGGGGTATCGAGGGTGATGCGGGTCTCAGCCTTCACCGTCACCACCGGCACCGTCACGGCGATGTAATCCGACGCCGTAATGTCTGCGGTTTTAATACCACTCACGGTCAGCGCGCCGGTCTCCGGCTCGTATTCGATAACCGCGCCATCAGGAAAACCGATATGCAGCGCATCAGCCGACGCCGACGGCGCAGGGTGGTCATCAGAGAAAATACCGGGCAGTACAAAGGCGGTATCGAGCTCACCACCCACGGCCAGCAGTAAAACCTGTTCGCCCACAGAGGGAGCCCACCACAGGCGAGAGTGACCGGCGCGAGCCGTCAGCCACTGAAGCCAGTCAGTCGTAATGCCGCCAGTCTGGACACGACAGCGCCCGTCATCGAGGTCGACCTCGACGATAACGCCGGTGCGGATAAGGTTGCGTAGCAGGCGCAGAATATCCTGAAGAGTCGCTTGTGTTTTCATGCGGGAAATGATGCCTCCGGGTAAAACCATCGGCAATCGAGCGCAGTTTTATCAGGCATGAGACAACTTCCGGTACCCCTGTATCTAACTGGATAAGAGCCAAACGCAAAGTGCTAACAGAGCGGAAACAAACAGGTGCAAACACTTAGGCAAGGGGCAAACACAATAACAATGCTATTGTTTTCAATGAGGGAGTGCATATAATCGTGTTTGCCATGTTTGTGAGTAAGGGCAAAGTCATGACTGATTCAATAACGCATAAACAAAATGAAGGAAAATGAGATGGAAGAATTAGCCCAACAAATAAAAGAAGAAATCAAGTCAAATTGGACCAGAAAAAAAAGACCACTTTTGTTGAGCACGCTTGGTGATAAATTTAAAAGTATCAAGGAAGAAAAAGATTTCAAAGGAATAAAAGAATGGGTGGAAAAACGTCTAACAGAACTGGATGCATATATCTACAAAGACAAAATAAAGCCTGAGTATATTGGATTAGTACCTAACGGTGAAGTGTTTGAGTCAAAATCCTCATCTACTTTATCTGCAATTAAAAAAAACGAAAGCATAGATAAGAAAAAAACAACATTAGAATTCCTTACAATCCTTAATAATCTTGAGGATGAAGATCTAAGAAGAATTACAATTCCAACTGATATTCTTGTGCGGCTATTGAAGTGATAATTTATGATTAACTTCATCTTGGTGACAAAGGATGACAGGCAGCTAACTTTGTTCGAAAAATCAATATCGGACCCTGTTATAAATGCACTTGCATCAAAAGGAGAGAGATGTATTACTTCAAATGTTAAAACTCCAGGCAGGGCTAATCACAAGGAGATCTTAACTACTATTGAACAACAACTTGGTGATTTTTACTCTGCTTTCAGTGGGACAATTATTTTTTGTGATTCTGATTATTATGAATATCTACGTAAGTATTTAGGCCTGTTTTTTATGGTATTCAGTTTATCACCAATTGCAGAACTAACCGATGGACAAGTGAAACAAAAAAATGAAGCGCTGATTAACCTTGCTCTAAGGAAATTCTTCCACTTAAAACAAGAGTTGTTTATAAATAATAATATTTTGATGAGATTACCATATAGGAATTTCAATAAAAAAGTTCTTAGGGATTTTTATGATAGTTTAAAATCCATACACACTATAGATATTTCAAACATTGCCGCCGTCATCAAAAAACTCAAAGATGATTGCTATAAGAAAGTCCCCGACGTTAGCCCCGGACGAGTTTTTGTAGATGACAGTTTGAATAACTTCGTGTTTGGTCATGAGTATCATTCAAAGCAAGGGACATCGACTCAAGACGGACATGGAGTGTTATGCACAATAAGCTCAAAATATCGCTTTGGTCATAGATTGGATGAGTACAGACATTTTAATGTTCAGAAAAAAAATGGAAAGAAGATATCAGGAAACTTCTATAACTGCCATGACACATTAGAATCAATAAAAGACAAATCCCACATAAATATGTTTACAAGCGATTTCATGGAGTATCAATAGTCAAAAGGCCAAGCTGAGCTTGGCCTTTCTTTTTTGGGTAAACTTACCCGTATTACTGTTGAAAAATACTTTTAATGAATGTCTTGCTATAACACAATGATATTTTATTACTCAGAATGTTATAACTCGAACTTATCATCGACCTTTAGACGCTTGCCGACTCAGTAACACAAGCAAAAGCGAATGTTACGAACCAACTACACATCGGTCTTCAGGTGCATCTTTCGCATACGCAAAATCTGTCACCTACAGCATCATCCCTTCTCAAAAATATTGAATGGAGTGCCTCATGTATCCTTCAACCATAAATCTTCCTTGCCTTACTATAGCACCAACACTGGTGGCATATCAACTTCGTAGGTTTTGACACTAAGAGTATCACTCAGCTTTAGTGCTACAACATTATTTAGCAAGACAAAAAACAGCTCCTTGCAGAGTATCTCTATGTCGCCTAAAGTCTTCGAAAGAAGTACTTTTTTTTGAAAAGTACATGCTGCGATTCACTTTCAAGATCAGGCTCTGATTTCATATCACCATTTCAAATAAATCAATTAAAACCAATGATTTTTTCTAAAATCAGATTGTTGAGCATTTCTTTGTCAACACACTGAAACCCAAATAATGGCCGTTCAGGATATTGCACTTCTTCACTGATACGATTAGGCCTATCTTTAAGCCCGAACTGATGTACCTTGGCCATGCGTTGCACCTTGCCGGTGAACTCCACAACCGCCGCATCATTTCCCGCCGTGGCTTTCATAAAGCGACTGGTGCGGAGCTTCGCGAACATGTCCCGCTTAACCCGCCCTTTTTTCGCTTTCACCGGCTGGCGTTTTCGCGCGTCGTATGGGGTACCGTCGGGCGCTTTCTGCGTTTTAATCCGGCGCTGTTGTCGGGTTCTCAGGGTCTTCGCGATATCTGCGGCCATCTTGCGCCGGGCGGTCGGTGACAGCGCCGCAATCAGTGCCGCGAGCTTATCGTCGAACGGTTTAAAATCATTCATACAAGCAGCTCAGGTGGCTGAGGTTCCGGCACCGTCTCGATATGCAGTTTATCCCCTTCCTCCCTGACGAGGGTGCGCTCGGTCAGCATCAGGCTGATACTGATATCGGCGCTGTCGTTGTCGTTGATATCAGCAAAATAGGTGAAGCCCTTTTTTCGCCCCTCATCGGTTGTCATGATATCGGCCTGATGGATCCGCAGCCATGCCTGAATCGGCACGAGTAGCAGCTCGATATCGCCGGTGAAGTCAGTCACCACCACATTGAGCGTGTACTGATTTTCAAACGACAACGACGTCGCCAGCGTGGAGGCAAGTTTCCCGTTATCGATAAAGATGCGCATCATTTCCGGGTTACGAGCCAGCACCGGCACGGCGTCAGTTAAGGCTTTTCGCAGACTCTTCGGCTTGTACATCGATTTTATCCTGACAGTGTTTCACGGTTCTGACCTGAAGCGCACAGCGCTCGAGGGCGCTTTCGAGCTGGCGTATATCGGCACTCAGATCGCCATTGGTGGCCGGGTTACTTCCCGGCATCGGGCAAAGGCTGACCTTCGGGCAGGCGTTGTAAACAATCACCGGCGTCGGCGCAGGCGGCGCGCTGGTGCAACCGGCGCACAGCATCAGGCAAATCAGCGCTATACCAGCGGCGAAGCTGTTCGTTTTCATTGAGTAACCTCGTTATGGTCTGTTCCCGACGTTGCGCCCGAGCTCCGGCATCGATGAGTTCACCACGCAGTAAGACCTGAGCGGTCTCATTTTCACCACTGATGCGGTGGGCGGTTTTGAGCTGGTTTTTCAGCATGGTGATCGCCGTTTTTTGTTCACTGGCGACTTTGTTCGCCCGTTCAAAAGAGCGGGTCAGGTTGGTGTTTTCGTGACGCATCCAGAACAGCCCGGCCACGGCCAGCACTAACAACACAATCAGTGTTTTCATTTCGCTCCCTTCAGGCAGTAAGTACGCTCGCGAAAGCGGCGATTTTCGAGCCCGGTATTACGGACACCATTCACAAACACCCAGCGGGTGAGCTGGTCACAGGCTTGCCAAAATTGCCGGTGCTTCAGGTGGTAAACCAGCGTTGAGCGACAGGCCGCGCCGGTGCCGACGTTAAAGGCGAAGCTAACCAGCGCGTCATAGACGGCGGGTGGCATGTCGACCGGCACACAGACCGCGAGTCGTTTTTCGACGTTCAGCACGTCGGCGACCAGATTCGCGGCGGCTTCTTTTTCAGTGATATCCCGTTTCGGTACCACCCCGGCAGTGTGGCCGATGCCTGACGTCCACACACCCGCGCTGCACTGGTAAGGGCGCAACCGGCAACCCTCGAGGTCGGCAATCAGCGCGAGCCCCTCCGGCGAGGTGTGAAGCAAACGAAAATCAGGCACCAGTGCCGCCAGCGCCAGCACGACGGCCACACTGCAACGTTTAACGAATGAGCCCACGAATAACCCCCTTATCAATCCCCATCGAGACGAGATAGCGGTATTTCTTGCGCTGGTACCAGAAGTTAACCAGCGCGGTAAAAATGGCGCAGCCACCCCCGACATAAAGCGCGAGCCGTTCCGGCGTCTGCGTACCGAAATACGCCAGCGCCACGGAAAACCAGTACGTCAGAAAGGTCGTGATTTTTTCCACAGTCAGTCCCATAGATTTACGGTCTCCGATACCGGCGCGGCGTCGACTTCAGGCAAGCTGACAGACGTGCCGTGCGGCAGGACGACGCCCAGCTCGGCGAGACCCGGATTAGCCAACAGCACCGCCTCGACAACGCCCTCAGTGCGCCCGTAATGGCGCTGACATAACGTGTCGAGCGTGTCGCCCTGATGCGCGATGACGTTCATCAGATTTGCCCCACAATGCAGCACGCTTTGTCCTGGATACGGGCGACCGACCAACGCATGTCACGCCACATTTCATCGATGGTGTCCTCGATGCTGTCGGCCTTTTTGTCACCTTTGGCGCTGGCATCGACGCCGCGATAACGCTCGTACAGCGTCGCAGTCGTCATTGAGCAAACGGCGTTGAAGTAGTGGAAGACCCGGACGCTTTCGCCGTCGAGCTCATCCGTCGGCACATCCTCGAGGCGCGGGTAACCGGCGGCGAGCTGAAGGTCGCGCCATTCGGCCAGCTCGGCGTTTGTCTCGGCCATCGCGGTTTTAATCGCACGACGCAGACGCACCGGCGTCACGGTCTGCTCGAGGCGCATTTCTTCGCGCATGCGCTTCGGATCAACGTCCGGGAAAAAGACGGTATTTTTAATTACCGGCTCCTCAACCGGCACCGGCGGGATGACCATCGGGTCGCGCTGTTGCGCCGGGTTATTCATCACAATCGGGGTCATGACTACCTCAAAAATTAGGTGGCGGTGGACGCCGGTCGCAGTTGCGGTAAATTACCGACATTGACCAGCGTGCCGCCCGGCGCGGGGCGCGTTCGGTTAACCGGTGACTTTCCTCGGGCGTCCTCGCCCTCGTTTCACCGGTGAATCTGGTTTTTTAGCGGGTGCTTTTTTCGTGGCGGTTTTCTTTGCCACTTTTTTGACGGCGACCGGCTTCGGGTTCAGCTCACGACCGAGGGTCTCAACGTCTTTTCTTACGCCGACTTTTGGGTCGAGCTGTAAGGCGCGTTGCAGGTGCGCCAGTGCGTCAGGAAGCTGACCGGCATCACGTAGGGTCAGGCCGGTGACCTTATGCAGTCGGGCGCGCACTTCGTCAGGCATATCGGCGGCAGCGGTCAGCCCGATGACCTCGAGCAGTTGGGCGGCGTCGACCGGCTCACCGGCAGCACGGGCGCGGAGTGTCGCGAGCGCGACCTCTTCGGCCAGCATGTAAGGCGCGGGGCGGGAATGGTTTTCCGGCATCGACAGACCGAAACGCAGCGCATAACGCGCAATCTCGATCGCACCGGTGATATCCCCCGCATCCAGACGCCAGAGCATCACCGTCATCAGAATGTCATCCTGTGCGCCGGTACCGCTCGCCAGTACACCAGCGACCCACGGCAGGTACAGCGGGAGTAATTCGCGTTTTTTATCCGCTTTGCGTTCTTTCGAGCGGATGTCTGAAAGCGTCCGGCGGTCTGCGGCCAGCTTGACGAGCATTTGCTCGTAAGCCGAGGCATGACGCAGCGGGGCGTTTTCCCGCTGCGATACCTTGATAGCCGAGACCCGCATCGCGTGACGCTGTGCGGGGGTTGCCATCGGTTACGCCTCCGCGCCGTCAGTGGTGCCGGTTTCATCCGGGGACGTTTCACCGTCAGCGACAGGCGCGCTGGCCGGTGCGGCTGCTGGGGTCATCGACTGCATCGCCTTGACCATTGCCGCCGCGAAGACTTCCGCGCTGGTCGCTTCGGTAGTGGCGGTCTCGTCCTGCTCGAGAATTTCGATATTCTCAATCAGGCACCCGGCCTCGTAGTCTTCGACCACGAAATCGACTTTGACCTGTTCGTAGTTTTCCACCTGGTCGAGTTTCGGATTCTCAACGATGTGGCGGCGGTGGCCGTCTTCGTACAGATAAATCGACAGGTTATCGAGCGTGGTGATCAGTATGCTGTTGGCCGGGAAGAACGGCGCGCGCACGGCCTGAAGCTGACCGATGGTTTTCTGACTGATGATGAGCTCACCGGCGAGCTGTTCGCTGTTCGCTGTTCGCCTGGAATTTGTTAATCATCGGGAAGTATTTGTCGGTCAGGATACGGCGGCCACAGATAACGACCATTTCCGGGTTTTCGCGGTGAATTTCTGCAACCAGCGATTCAAAGCCATCCATCACCAGCGCGTCGAGGTTGGCGTAATGCCCACCTTTACCCACCTTGATGGTGTTTGAAATCACGGTACCGTCATCATCGGTGACGCTGGACATAACACGCTCAGGCGCATCGTTGCGGTATTTCTGCAACCAGCCGATCGCCACATCCTGAAGCAGTGGATTCTGAGCACGGTCGGAGGTCGCCGCGCGGCTTACACCGTTAAAGCCGATGGTGATGTAATCCAGTGCCTGACGCTTGATGATGGCGTTACGAATGCGGATCTGGAAATCCTGAAAGCGCGCCCACAGGTCGAGCTTGTTGTACTTCAGGTGATAGTCGAAGTTCACCGGGTGGCAGAAATAACGGTACGCATCCATTTTCGCGAAATCAGCGGTTTTACGCTCGACACCGCCGTCGGTGTCAGCGGTGCTGGCAATGGAGCCGGTTACATCGATGCCGACTTTCTCTTCGGTCAGCTCGCTAACCGTCACCATGTTGATGAGCTTCAGGAAGCTGGACGACTGCTGGATTTTGTCAAACAGGGTCTGAGTGACTGACGGCTCGACGGTAAATTTTTTGTCGAGGTCGCTGGTCGCGATGCCGTTCAGCTCGGCGATACGGCTCATGTACTGATTGAATTTAAAACGGGTCTCTTTACGCATGGATTTTGTATTCCTTCGGGTTTATCAGGGGTTAGCAGTCGGTCAGCGTGGTGCCGGACGCATCACCATCACCGCCAGTGCTTAACTTGCGGCGCGACTGCGATTTGTCTTCGGTGTGCTCCAGCGTGGTTTTGATGGTGCTGAATTGCTGCGAGGTGGCGGTGGCCTGTTCGGCCAGCGCCTTTTTGACGTCGGCGAGTTCGGTTTCAAGCTGGCTGAAACGTACCTCGGCGCTTTCGCCGTCGGTCTGCACCCGCTCGGCAATAGCGGTTACGGCTTCGTGCACGTCACCGAATCGCGCATCGTCGCTGGCCTGTTTACGGCTAAACATGTTTTTCACGGTGTCGCTCAGGCGGGTGATGATGGTGTCGGGCTGGTCTTCAAATTCCAGCTCGGCGAAAGTCGCCACAGAGAACAGGTCGCCCGGCTGGTCTTTCTTCCCGGCCAGTGAGTTTTGTTGGGCGCGGGAGCAGAATTGCAGGTATTCGGTACCGAGGCTCGCCGGGTCATCGGTGACCGCCAGCCCGATGAGGCCGCACTTACCGGTGTTGGCAAAGTTCGGACGAATTTCCATCGAGGTATAAACCTTCTGACCTTTCGCCAGCAGCGCGAGCAGGTTGTCGAGCGGAGCGATTTTGCCGAACAGCGCCAGCTTGCCTTTTAGCGCCGAATCGTCGTCGATCACTTCCGCTTTCAGCTCAACCACATCGCCATAACGGCAAAACGGGCTGTCGGGATTAATTCCGCGAATATGCTCGAGGTTGATGCGACAGCCATAGACGCGCGGGTCAAAGCCGTCGGCCATTTCCTGAATATCGGTCGCACTGATTACGCGACCGTCGCAGGTGTCACCCTCGACGCCGATGCGAAACCATTTCGAAATTTTTTTAGCCATGTGTCAGGTGTCCTGAGTTGGGTTATCGGGTCGGATGTAGTTTCCCGACTCAGCCCCTCACCAGCCACCTGTTGCGGAAGTGCAACCCCTGACACAACAGGGGTTTAGCGATTAAGCCCTCCTGAATCTTTAGCCTTGCCCTGTACTCATCACGGCGAGGTTTTATGACCACTACAACCGACACATCATTACTTAGCGACCCACGTCGACAGGCCGCGCTTTTGTTCTGGCAAGGGTTCTCCGTGCCGCAAATCGCGGAGCAATTGCAGGTAAAACGCCCTACGGTGCAGAGCTGGAAACAGCGCGATAAATGGGAAGAGACCGCCCCACTAAACCGGGTCGAATTCACCCTCGAGGCGCGATTAATTCAGCTCTACGCAAAGCCCGACCTGACGGCGCATGACTTTAAGGTCGCGGATTTTCTGGCGCGCCAGATGGAGCGCCTCGCAAGGGTTAACCGCTACGGCCAGACCGGCAACGAAGCGGATTTAAACCCGAACGTCGCCAACCGCAACAAGGGGGAAAAGAAGAAGCCGAAAAAGAACTTTTTCAGCGAAGAGGCCATCGAGAAACTCGAGGAAATTTTCCGCGACCAGTCTTTCGAGTATCAGCTCGAGTGGTGGCGCGCGGGGCTGGCGCACCGCATCAGGCACATTCTCAAATCGCGACAGATTGGCGCGACGTTCTACTTTGCGCGCGAGGCGTTATTACAGGCGCTGAAGACCGGCCACAACCAGATTTTCTTATCAGCCAGTAAGACACAGGCCTATGTGTTCCGAAAATACATCATCGCTTTTGCCCGACAGGCTGGCGTCGAGCTCACCGGCGACCCGATTGTACTCGGCAACAACGGCGCGGAGCTGATGTTTCTCGGCACCAATGCCAACACGGCACAGAGTCACAACGGCGACCTGTATGTCGATGAAATTTTCTGGATCCCCAACTTCCAGAAGCTGAAGCGCGTCGCCGGTGGCATGTCGTCACAGGAGCATTTACGCACGACCTACTTTTCGACCCCGTCGTCGCTGGCACACGGTGCCTATCCGTTCTGGTCGGGTGAACAGTTCAACAAGGGGCGTAATGACAAGAGCGAGCGCGTCGATATCGATATCAGTCACGCTGCACTCGCGAAGGGCGTCGCTTGTCCGGACGGCCAGTGGCGGCAGATTGTCACCATCGAGGACGCACTCGCCAAAGGGTGCACCCTGTTTAACATCGATACGCTGAAGCGCGAGAACAGTGTCGAAGAATTCCGCAACCTGTTTATGTGCGAGTTCGTCGACGATAAAGCGTCGGTATTCCCGTTCGAAGAGCTCCAGCGCTGCATGGTCGACAGCCTCGAAAAATGGGAGGACTACCAGCCCTTCGCCGACCGGCCATTCGGTCACCGCCCGGTGTGGATTGGTTACGACCCGTCATTACGGGGCGACAGTGCCGGTTGCGTCGTCATCGCGCCGCCGGTCGTCGCCGGTGGCCGGTTCCGCATCCTCGAGCGTCACCAGTGGAAAGGGATGGATTTTGCCCAACAGGCCGAATCCATTCGCAAGCTCACGCAGAAATATACCGTCGAATACATCGGCATCGATGCGACCGGGCTCGGTCAGGGTGTCTTCCAGTTGGTGCGCTCGTTCTATCCGGCCGCGCGTGAAATCCGCTACACGCCGGAAATGAAAACCGCAATGGTGCTCAAAGCCAAAGACACCATTCGCCGCGGTTGCCTCGAGTACGACGTCAGCGCAACCGACCTCACGCAGTCGTTTATGTCTATTCGTAAAACCATGACCAGCAGTGGCCGCAGCTCAACCTATGAGGCCAGCCGCACCGAGGAAGCCAGTCACGCTGACCTCGCATGGGCGACCATGCACGTATTAATCAATGAGCCACTGACCGCCGCCACCGGCGAACAGTCTTCCAGCATTATGGAGTGGAACTAATGAGCAAGAAACGCAACAACAAGCGCCAGCAGCCGCCGCGCACCGAAAACCTCACCGCCGCACCGGCACAGAGCATGGAAGCATTCACCTTTGGCGAGCCGACGCCGGTGCTCGATCGCCGCGACATTCTCGATTATGTGGAGTGTATCGATAACGGCCAGTGGTACGAGCCGCCGGTGAGTTTCTCCGGGCTGGCGAAGAGCATGCGCGCCGCCGTTCACCACAGCTCGCCGATTTACGTGAAGCGTAACATTCTGGTGTCGACCTACATCCCGCACCCGCTGTTATCCCGTCAGGACTTCACCCGGTTCGCGCTCGATTATCTGGTGTTTGGTAATGCGTTTATCGAAGAGCGTCGCGGCCTGACCGGCAAACCGTTAAAGCTGGAAACCTCACCGGCGAAATACACCCGCCGTGGCATCGAGGATGATGTGTACTGGTACATTCAGAGCTATACGCAGCCGCACCAGTTCGCGCCCGGTTCCGTCTTCCACCTGCTCGAGCCTGATATTAATCAGGAGCTTTACGGGATGCCGGAATACCTGAGCGCGCTTAATTCAGCCTGGCTGAATGAGTCGGCGACTTTGTTTCGTCGCAAGTACTACCAGAACGGCGCGCATGCGGGGTACATCATGTATGTGACCGACGCCGCGCAGAACAGCACCGACGTCGAGGCGCTGCGAAAGGCGATGCGTGACTCGAAAGGGCTCGGCAATTTTAAGAATCTGTTTTTCTACGCGCCGCACGGCAAACCGGACGGAATTAAAATTGTTCCCCTGAGTGAAGTCGCGACGAAGGATGATTTTTTTAATATCAAGAAAGTCAGCGCCGCTGACCTGCTCGACGCGCATCGCATCCCGTTCCAGTTGATGGGCGGCAAGCCGGAGAATGTCGGCTCAGTGGGCGACGTTGAGAAGGTGGCAAAGGTCTTTGTGCGTAACGAGCTGACCCCGCTACAGGCGCGATTCATGGAGCTTAATGAGTGGGCGGGTGAAGAGATTATCCGCTTCGAAAAATACTCGCTCGGCGACGACTGACAACCCCACCACAGCCGCCCATCGTGGCGGCTTTACTCCCACCGCACACAACGCCCTCAGCGCCACGACAAGCCGTTGTCATACCTCAACACCTTACGACCCGCCCACATCCATTTAAACGCCATAGCGCCGCGCTCAGGCGCTGGAAAAATAAAATAAATACCACGCTCAGCGCGCAATGCTTACCCCGCCACGCCTGCCCGCTTTATGGGTCGGTTTTAATGCAGTTGCACGACCACAGTCAGACCGCGCCAGCACTGGCGGGGGAGCGCGAGAGAACGCCACGTCGGCGCATGCAAACTCACGCACCAGATGCATGCATGACTAAAAAACGGGAAAATGGCATAAAAAAATCGGCATTTTGCGTGCCGGTTTGATTAGCCTCTTAACTTTGCTCATCTGATTACAGCCAGTTACGAATCCATGGTTGATAATGATCCCTGATTCTTCTCAAATAAATGTCTACATCAGTTGTAGTTAGCCCATTTGGATTCGTTAAACAAGAGTTTATTAAGTCCGTTGCAACAGTACGATCAGTCATATGAGATGATGGCGTACCATTTGGAACAATAAGGAATGCATCTTTTTTTATAATGCGATATACATCCCTAAACTCCTCACGATCAACCCTATGTGTAACCCCCTCGATATTCACGTATTTATTTCTGACGTCGTTAGGGTCTAAACAATATCCATTCCATTGAATACAGTAATCATCATTTGATTGTAATTGATCCCTTGCCTTTACCTTTGATAAATCCGTTATGTCGTTAAATTCGAAAGGGGGCATTTCATCAGTGATGATGATGAAGAAATTCTTATGTTCATAATGGCTATCGTAATATACATTGATTGAATCTATGTTTACTTCTGTGACGAATCCGCCGTAATTTATGGCAAATTCCTTATTCTGTTTTAATTTTGCCCCGTGATAGTTTAGATCTCCACCATCCGATTTAATCATCCATAGTGCGTCACTTGTACTTTCTGAGCTAATAGTGTTGTCAATGCATGAAAGAAATAATGCGACTTCTATATTTGAAGTTAATCTTTCCACTCTATTAATGTGGGGGACAGACCTTGCTATTGCATCATCAAATAAATACAGGAAATCCCAACTTTCAGACTCTTCCTTCTGCCTAGATTGGGCCTCTGCTAATCTTTTGTTAGATTCAAGTTTTGATTTGTAATATTCATAAATATCATCCAAAGAAGAGAATCGGTCATTTGGATTGTGCATGATACACTTTCCAATTATATCATCAAGAATGGCAATGAATTCACTATCATTAATGTAGGATAACTTTTCTCTTCCGTTACCCTTACTCACATCCCCAGTGCCAAAATATTGCATAATCTGACCAAGGGCGTAAATATCGCTACGAATTGTCACTTCATGATTTCCAGAAGATTGCTCAGGTGCGGAAAACTTAAAGTTTGCCAGTCGTTCACCTTTTCTGGTTTTTGATAAACGAGCAAAGAATTCATCATCGAATCTAGATATTCCAAAGTCTCCGATTACATAAGCGTCATTTACACTATCAATAAAAATATTTTCTGGTTTAAGATCTCTATGTATAACGCTATGATTGTGAATGTGCCTTAAACCATTAAATAAATGATTAAATAATTTCCGAACATCTTTCTCATATTCTTCCGCAGAGTTTTTATTGGCAAAATCATTCTTTAACGATCGACTGTATCGCTTCATGATGATAATAAAATAATCGGCGTCATCGATTTGTATTTTGTCTAAGTGATAATATTGGACAATGTTTTTGTTGGAGGGCATTTGAGACACGCAAAAAAACTCGTCTTTAAATCTATCTGTTTTACTATGGTCACGGCTAGGTTTTAAGAATTTTATTGCAAAATCATGGCCTGATTTAGAAAAAAGAAATACATTGCTATTACCACCTTCACCAATTTCTTCTATAAATTCAAACCGCCCTACATTAGTTTCAATCCATTGTTTAGCCTTCAAAAGGCTTGATATGCTTTGAGCAGACATGCGAGTCAAATTCCTTGTTAAAGTTTAGACCTCAACCGCATGCTAACAAACATAGGGCTGAGGTTTGAACATTTTTCAGCAGCTAACGCCAGCTTTCATCTTCCCAAACTTCTTGAAGGATACTTTCCAGCGCTTCGCGATCAGAGTCTTTATCGAACCCCATCAACTCGACACCGGTCATAGAACCCTTTTTGACAGTTATGGAGGTTGACGGGAAAACAGATTGTATCCGCCTGGAGAGTTCGCGCTTGAAGGCATCAATAATGGGCTGGCCTATCTGCTGGTCATTATCTAACGTGATGTTAACTTTGACTTTGCTCTCCCTTGCAAAAGATTCATCAATTGGCGGTGCGGCGAAAACAACAGAAAAATTATTATTTTTCATTAGGTTGCCTCTTGCTATCTCCGCAATCAAATTTAACGCAATTTCACGGTCTCTTTCCTGACAAAAACCTTCCGTCGTCAGACGCGCAATCATTTCGACTCGCTCAATCATAACGTGCTCGTTCAACTCTCTATCCACATAACCTCCACAACGAGATACTGTATAAACATACAGTAGCACGTATAGATAAAAGGGGGAAAGAAAAATAAAACAGCAATACATTGTATGTACATGATAACGATGAACATTAGCGACGCCCTACCCCGTCAGAACCCGCGAGTAACGCAACACGATTAAGGATTTTCCTGGCTTTTTCTTGATGTGATGAAGAGGCAGAGAATATTTCGCCTTTCGATGTTCCACGCAACCACTTACCGTTAAAGCAGCTTTTGCCACCGGCCATCAGGTGCATAGCTTCGCCCCGACTGATGCAGATGCCGGTCGTCAGGTGTATCTCGCCGATAGTCTTCTCTATCGCGGTAGCTTGCTCATCAGTTCCGTGAATAAATTTTCGCTGTGAAACTGTTTTTTTCTTCTTGAGCCGGTTCGTTAGCGCTCGCCTTTCATGCCGACTGAGTGGTTTTGATAAATCGAGCTCCGGTGGATCGCTTTCGCTTCCCGTACAGTTATTGACAGAACTCCGAGGGACGACTTTGCCGTCCTGAAGGTCAACGGCCAAATCAACGGCACGCTTCGGAACAATCTTCCACTGGGTTAGCCGGGTTAAAATCGGGCTTCCCGCACCAATAGCGGAATCGTAGACACCTTTAATGCATACAGTTTCCTCGCCGTACTGATTGAGCTCGGTACGTGGTTCATACAGAGTTCTAACCTGTAAATCATCTCGACGGACGAACGGCCCCCCCTGAGCATTCACATAGTCAGCCCATCGCCCATAATGAGCAGCATCATGCACCTCGGCGAACTCAACACTAAGCGCTTTGGCAGTTTCTGGGTCAGCCATTTTTCGAAGTTCTCTGTACACGGTCACCGGTGCACCACCGACAAACTGAAATTGACGAATGTGCCAGCGCGCCGCCCATGCTGAAACGGCTGGTGCGGTTTCTTTCAGCAACTCACCGCTTTCATCATCCGCTTCGTCATCGAGAGCATAGCCATCAATATTTTTTGAGATGTATTTAGCGACATAGCCAGTTGCGCTGCCTTTCTCCGGGTCAATGGCTTCGGCGTGGAAACGTGCTTTTTTGGCCTTGTCGCTTATTAGTTCGTGACGGTCTTCTTTCCATGCGTATTTGCGGACGATGGAGCGAACATATTCAACGTCTTCCGGCAGCATAAACATCAGCATGTGCCAGTGTGGAGTGCCGTCGTGATGGGGTTCGGCGACGCGAATACCGAAAATACGGACATCTTCGCGATGCAGCTTGGCACGGATGCGAGACCAGATGCCGGTTAGATAGTTTTGCGTGTCAGCCGGGCTGGAACCATCCCACTTGCTATTACGGTAACCGGCTTTAGTCGTGGCGTGATATTTAGACGGAGCGGTCAGGGTGTAAAACTCACCGACATAACCAAGCTCATTACAGATATTTTCAAACCCGCGAATGCGGGTCATGAGCTCACAGCGGCGAATTGCAGGATTAGCAACGGAGCCATCATATTTATCGATAAGACTAATACGGTTACCCGCTTCATCCTCGAGATCCAGACCTTTGAGAAATTCACGAGTGCGGCGCTTTTGCTCGCGCCAGTCAGTCACACAGCTTTTACTCGCATAAGTGTGTTTTTTCTTGCTGACGTTGCCGATGGCGATTTGCAGATGCTCGCGCCATGCAGCAGCAACGCGACGCAAGCGGCCACGCCACCACCCATCATTAAACATACGGGCGATAGCCGGTGCGATTTCATCCGCGCCGACATATTTTTTAGCGACTCGATCCCAATGGGGCGGAGTAACGTTGAATTGGAGGGAAATAAAACCAGCACGGATATACCAGGTGTACAGCGTTTTTAGCTCACCGAATCCGTGGTCATCAATATTGGCAAGCTCACCACGAATGAAATTAGCAATATCAGATGCCAGCAAGTCAATATCGGCGCGAGTCATATCCGGGAGTCGGTTATATCTGGCGACCATATTGACCATACGTGACGCCAGATATTGCATTAGTTGCGTCTCAAAATGACCACCAAAAATATGAGTTGATACAGTGCGGTTAACACCCGTGCATTCATATTTTTTTGCAACAAGTTCGAGGCGTGGCAATGCCTTTTTACAGAAGCTGATTAAAAAGGCATTGGCTCGCTGACTGCCCTGATTTTGCTCGAGTACTGCGGCAGTGCGATAAACGTCAAAACGTATGCACTCAGGCTGAAGAGAAAGTACTTTTTTAGCATGCAGCAAAGCCGCGAACATACGATCGCGGCGATACTGCTGGTCATAAGTTAGATAGGGGCTGGCTATAGCTGACCGTGATGCATTCCACGGGTAAGCATAGGTAACAGCTACAGCCATATTTCGTTCACTCTTTTAATATCAACGCTGTACACCCCAGCTATTGAGTGGGGACCATCTTTAACGCATTGATAATGTGTGACCATAACAAGAGCAGTGCGACCAGTCGGAGCGAGGTCTCCCTCGCTAAACTCTACCAACTTGAAATAATCGCCAGGCTGATGAAACCCAATACTCAATATTGCCTTTTGCTCTCCTTTGATAATTGCTTCAAAAGTATCGGTATTTACCGAGCGAAAGCTATGGTAGCGCGCCTTTTTAGTCATTCAATCAATCTCCCGGTGACAGTTGTAGCCAAGCTCATTACGCCCCGTAGGGGTCATTTCCATCACCACCCATGCATCACGCCTGAAACACATAGAATCGCTAATTAAGCCCTTACGATTCAGAGCCTTTGCTGGAACAGTCACAAATCCCTTTGAATCAATTAATTTGCATCTCCCGGTTTCGACATTTCTTACCAGCACCTCTCCCGCAGCCATACGCCGCATTACGCGCAGTTGTGCGACGGGCATCCACCAATTAGCCATCAGTGCAGCTCCTGTGATTCGGTTTCGTAACGAGCAGCCTCATCGCGGAGAAGCTCAGCCACTTCAAAGCAGGTCATACGCTTGTTAGTGATATGCACGGCGAGTGCTTCAAGGCGAATCGAAACCGCGAGCGCACGACCTTTGCGCTCTTCTTTTTTGGCTATCTCAATAACAGCCATCAAAGGATCACTTTCAGTGGTAAACATCTTTGTTAATTCTGTTTGCATGGTCTTTCTCCTGAATTTGGGCAAAGGAATGCCCGACGGGTTTACGCCTAATAATTACCTTTAATTAATTAGCTATAACCGAATACGAGGGCAGGTTTGCTTTTTAACTGGCTGATAATTTCAGCTTTCAAACCATCCTTAAACTCTTTGCAGCATTCCCACTGAGGGTCAACCCTAAGTATTGCGCCGTCGCGAGTTTTAATTTCGAAACCATCCTCCATATTCGGAATCATGGCACCTAGAACAATTCTTAATTCATCACGTGACATGCTAAACCCCTTTAATAATAAAGTGGACAATACGAATAATTAAAAAGCCTGATGACTTTGGCGGTTCTGTTTTCAGCCCTTTTAATAATTCGGACTGTGAATGACTTGGATGCCAGCGCTTGCCATCTTTACCAACAATCCATCCGTGGCCGTAATGCATCCCCGGACTTTGCTTAACAAGTAGTGATGCGAATGACGGTTCGTTACTCAGCATAAATACCTCACACTAAACCGAAGGTTGCGCCGATGCCGGTCATGGTATCGACGACGTTCGACATTGCCGGGTTAGCCTGAAGACGGGCTTGTAACGCAAGAGCAGAAAGTGACAGCATACGAATCCCCGAATTAACACTCTCAACCATGCTGTTTTTGCGGTCAGAGGTCATGCGCTCAGTCGATACAGCACCTGTTGCCAGCTCGCCGAGTTCACTCATAGCGCGCATGACATAGGTCTGTAGTTTGTCTTTTGCCAACTCATTCACCGGCACACACGGCAGACAATGAATCTGAGCGAGAAAACCATCAATAAGGGTTGAGTCTTCGGTCAAGTCAGTCAGCAGCCACAATTCAGGCGGCGTGAACTGGTGAGGCTGTTCTGGGTTGAGCTTGTTACGTAACGTTTGAACGTTCATACCCGCACGCTCGGCCAATTTCGCCATGTTGTGACGCTGCGCGAAAGCTCGACACGCTTCGTCATAGTGGGGATGTTTGGAAACCTGAAAATCAAACATGTTGCATCCTTATAATTCACATAAAGTGAATTAAGCGCCGATGACAAGTTGAAAACGGGAATGACCTAACGCCTTACGTAACTGATCCTCTTTCCAGCGCGCGTAGTAGATGCGAATCGGGCCACCTGCTTTCTTACAGCCTTTACGAATGATGCGGGGTTCGATTGGTACACAAGGGTTATCGCCGGTTGTCCAGCGGTAGGCGGTGCGTTCAGAAACACCTTCAAGTTCTGCGAACTGCTGCAGAGTAACGATAGGTGCAGGTACTTTGATGATTGCGATTTCAGAAGCCATATTGCATGATTCCTTATTTGAAAGTTTCAGACAGTGATAGCCAAAGTTTTGCCGACGTTTGCCATCAACTGCCACCAACAACCCGAATCCTAATGCGATTATTCGCATTGGTCAACTTGAGATTGCGATTTATGGACTTTGAAAACCAAATTTCAAACGAGGAAGTTTTAGATAGAATCTGCCAGGTTTACGGATTCACGCAGAAAATCCAGCTCGCAAACCATTTCAATATCGCAGCGAGTACACTGCAAAACCGCTACACAAGGGGCAATGTCTCCTACGACTTCGCTGCATTTTGCGCTCTTGAGACTGGCGTCAACATCAGATGGATCCTCACAGGGCAAGGGCCGCAAAAAGTAGAAGAAAACTTAAATTCGGCCTACGAGATTCGATTATTCACATTAAGTGAAGGGAGGCTTGCGGAAAATGGAATTTTGAATATCGACCCTAAGCTTTTTGAAAAACCACTAAAGAGCGCTATCTGTGTTAGAAGTGAGAGCAAAAGTTACATCATCGAGAAAGATGCCCCTTTAGCTGATGGCCTTTGGATTGTTGATGTTGAGGGCGCAATTAGCCTCAGAGAACTAACGGTACTTCCCGGTAAAAGATTGCATGTCGCAGGCGGCAAGGTACCTTTCGAATGCGGCATTGATGATATTAAAGCGCTGGGGCGCGTGGTGGGTGTATACAGCGAGGTTAATTGATGACTGTCCGTAAAAATCCGGCTGGCGGTTGGATTTGTGAGCTCTACCCAAACGGTGCAAAAGGCAAACGTATCAGAAAGAAATTCGCTACTAAGGGCGAGGCTCTGGCGTTTGAGCAGTACACCGTTCAAAACCCGTGGCAGGAAGAAAAGGAAGACAGGCGCTCGTTAAAAGAGCTGGTTGATTCATGGTATAGCGCTCATGGCATTACGCTGAAAGACGGCTTGAAACGTCAGTTAGCCATGCACCATGCTTTTGATTGTATGGGCGAACCACTCGCACGTGATTTCGATGCGCAGATGTTTTCCCGCTACCGAGAAAAACGATTAAAAGGTGAGTATGCCCGTTCAAACAGGGTGAAAGAGGTATCGCCTCGCACGCTTAATCTTGAGCTGGCCTACTTCCGGGCGGTATTCAATGAGCTAAATCGCCTCGGAGAATGGAAGGGTGAAAACCCACTGAAAAGTATGCGCCCATTCCGCACAGAAGAAATGGAAATGGCTTGGCTTACTCACGACCAGATTTCGCTACTGCTCGGAGAGTGCAAACGGCATGACCACGCTGACTTAGAAACCGTGGTAAGAATTTGCCTAGCCACTGGCGCACGGTGGTCAGAGGCCGAGAGCCTGAGAAAAAGCCAGCTCGCGAAATACAAAATCACATACACCAACACGAAAGGCAGAAAAAACCGCACCGTTCCAATCAGTAAAGAGCTCTACGAGTCCCTGTCTGATGATAAAAAAGGCCGGTTATTTAGTGATTGTTATGGAGCGTTCCGGTCTGCTTTGGAAAGAACGGGTATTGAGTTACCGGCAGGACAACTTACCCACGTTTTGCGGCACACCTTCGCCAGCCACTTCATGATGAATGGTGGTAATATTTTGGTTTTGCAGCGCGTGCTGGGTCACACTGATATAAAAATGACAATGCGTTATGCCCATTTTGCCCCAGATCACTTAGAAGATGCTGTCAAACTCAACCCGCTAAATAAACAATAATCTTTTAAAGAGAATTAACATGTACCTCGATGAATCTGGATTAAACCCTAAGCTCAAAGGTCTTTGGTTAATGTTAAAAAATCAAGATCTAATGTCTCATATCAGTTTGGATGATATAAGAGAAAGAGCGCAAAAAAAGGGCATGTCCATTATAGAATTAAAAGAAGTTGATTTTGGTTATCAACAGATAATGAAAGGTGTGCTACTTAAAAGTGACATTGGAACAATCATACTGCCAAGAACAAAAATAGAAGACGTAAGAATTTACCAATCAAATATAGAGCCAGTAAAAAACATACGTCAATTTTGGAAATCAGTTGATTGGTTTATCCCGGTATATATTAACAACAAAAAACTTCATGATGCTTTCGAATTCACAGGGGCGATACCAAAGAACCGTGAATACTATGATAAATTGAAGTTTCAGGAAATGTTCGATTATACATTCCCTCAACTTTACGATCTATCTACAATTATTCCGATCACTATGCAAGTGCTACCTAAATCATCCTCTTTTAACAAGCATCTACCAATTATAAGGGAGGCGATTCTTGCGTTCTACAGCGGCATGCAGGTATCAGCAACAGCTTCACTAATACCGATTATTGAAGACATTATAAGAAGCATTCTTGGTGTAGAAAGTAGACATTCAGATACCATTAGTAATGTGAACAAGTGCATTGATACTGCTTGCCTAAATGCACTTCTGATGGATATGCACGATGCTGACTGGATTCCTAGAGAATATTGTGAAGAAACATTTTTAATCACGACGAATGAACGAATTTTAATTTTAGAAACAATAAGAGATTGGCTTATTGAGAGTTTCTATGTAGACACCAAAAATTACTCTAATTATTCTGGATTCAACAGACATCATTTTGCACACTCATTGTCTAATATCTGGCATCATAAAACTAATTTCTTTAGAGCTATTGGCCTTATTCAAGCATTAGCTTTTGTAGAGTGTTTTGCGGTTAAAGGAAGTAAATTAAGTATCTTCATGCCCTCCTATGATGAAAACTCAAAATCACTTCACTTAGAAATATTAGCCTGTTTAGAACTACAGGCTCATAAAAAATTGGCTATTGCCGCGATTCAATCCAGAGAAGGGCTTCCTCATACATCCACTGCATCCGATGATGGATGGCTATTACGAGCTGGAATACTAAGCGAAAAAATGGACAAGGAGATAATTGCAAACCTTAAAAATAAAGGATGGCAATGTTACAACTTTGAAGATCCTATAAAAGAAGGTGAGTATATTACTGTTGAAGCAAAAAAGGACCAGAGAAATATAAAAGTCGCGCTCCTCTACAGTTGTGCAACATCAAGAGATACTTACTTGGCGTTAGAATCCACATGTGACTACATTCTTTTTCAAAGCGCCTCTTATAGAATTAAAGAATTTACTCAAGGGCTAATAAAAGAAGTGCAACCTTTAAGTGCTTGGCTCATCCCTGATTAA